AAAAAAAAAAAAAAAAAAAATAAAGGGGTATACGTATACACTAGTGTGCCGCATTGGTATGGTATACACCTTGGGTTAATAATTTAATATTAAAATATCGCCATAATGGTAAATGGTAAAATTCATAAAGGCAATGTTGTATACTTGTGAGTGTGGGTACGAAACCACTAACACCAACCTGGCGAGTAAGCATTGCAGAACCGTAAAATGTAAATCAAAAATAATGGAAAAAAAAGATGTCGAGTTCGTTCTGAAAGAAGATTATCTTGCTTCTGTTGGTAACTCGACAAATTGTATAACAGGTGATCATTTCACCAACAACGGAAATCTACATATGACAAACATCACCATCAATCTCACGGTTCCCGATAAGTCCGTCGTGTCCGCGGTATACGATGCCGTCAAGAACCCCGACTGCGTCCGAGAACTAAAATACGCGGATCCTCAGGAAATTCCTGCAATATTGTTCAAATATACGCGTGGCACATGCGCGGACAAACAATATATAAAGTACGATCCCGATAAAAACACAGTGTTGCACAAAGATCCCGTCACTGGGAAAGAAGTCGCCAAGGATCTGAAGAAATATCGAAACGAATATCTGGTGAAGAACGCAGATGTATATGACGACACGTATCACATCCAATACATGCCAAAAGAAATTCAACGAAACATGAACGAGCTATCGCGACCCGCGTTCGATACCGGTAAGAAGAAAGACGCACCGATCCCCGCCGCCGACGTGATAAAGATGTGTGCAAGCGGCGATCACCGAATGTACAAGCTTCCTCACGACAGCAAGAAATTTTACACTGACGTCGTGGACAACGTCGATAAAGAAATAAAATTAACGTGATTAAATATACTTTAGTTCAACATGGTTGCAGTAATGCAAAGCGTTCGCGCCGCCGGTCGAAGCTCCTATGTAAATGTATTTACCTCCAGGAATCCATGATGTGATGTCGACCGCGTTTTGCAACTGATTGTTCGCGAATATGTGCATGTATTTTCGATTTCCAATCGTCCTTATAGTCAGATCAGCAGCGATCCACAAGTTCTGGAGGTTTGCGTTGTTATTCTGAAGCTGCCCAATTCGCTGACCGTTGCCTCCAAACATTTCACAATAGTCATACGTATACGTCCACAATCGCGCGGCACGTCCTCCTGTATTACCCTGGTAGTTGATTCCAGTTCCGGGGTCAGAAGCACCAACACCCATCCATATACCGTCAGCTCCAGGTCCCATGTAAATAAACGACCTAAGATTAAAATCCTTTGTAAAATCAAAATCGGTTACATTCCACTTGGCCGAACCAGTAACAGCGTTGACCGCCCGGGTCAGACGAACTCCAAATTGAGCATCGATATACGTTGCATCACCCACCATGTCGCCGGTATAAATTAAATTAGCTCCCGTCGCTGGATTTCCGTGGATAGACGAGGTCCAAAAAAACGGCATCTGAGATGCGAATATGCTCTTCCCCGGAGACAACACGACGTTTCCTGCTACGTTGATTTGTCCCGTGGCCAGATTTCCAATGTTTGCCAAAACACTCGTGATATTACCTATGAAGTTGTTGGCAGTCAAATTGCCCCCTACATTTGCCGTGATATTTACATTATTCGCAGTCACGTTATCCGCCACAATAGTATGTGCCGCGATGTCTCTTGATGTGATTACATTTCCGTTAAAAAAATTGGTATACAATGTTGCTCTCAACATAGTCTGCGGAAGATCCATAGTGTATTAAATACACATATAATTTTATTACATTCAAAAATCCATGTAAGATTTTGAAAGAAATGTATTTATAATACACAAATCAAGAAGAATAAGCAAGGCCTCCCATCCCCGATTGTATTCTCAGAACGTTAAAGTTCGGGGCATGTACGATAACCGTGTTCAATATATTAGACTCTACGGTGGTCATGCTCTCCGTGACGTTACCGGCGACTGATGTGTCCTGGACAACTGCCGCCTTGGTGCGGATCCGAAGCGTTGCCGTGTCCAGACGGGAGAAGTTACACGTTCCACACGGCTCTGACTTGTCACATGCCATGCCAAACGGATAAGCGTACACCCCGGAAGACGTGTATGCCCCTGAGAAACCAGTCCACGTGGCCTCGTTCGAAAAATAAGAACCGCGTCTAGTGGCAAATCGTTCTACGCCGTTGAGATACAATGTCGCAGAATCCAACACCGAAAGAACTTCAGAGTCTTGCTCGCCTGGTTCAGACGTGTAACGTCCGTGGTATGCCGTCCCTGGGGTGAAGCACCAGATCAAAGACGAGCATGGGTGATTGAAATTCAAATTAAGATTGTAATCACGACCGGTTTCGTCTATAGTTATATTGAATATGTTTGTCTGGACTTGTTGAATGATGTATTCGTGAGGATTCGACGCGAACCATATTCTCTCGGGAGAATCCAGAAACGTGTAATTTGCAAAGGCTCTAATTTTTGGGATATACTCTGGGTTTATTCCAGGGATATTGTTGAGATCACACAATTTTATCTTGAATTCCACCTCGTGATACTGAAGAGAAATAAGAGGAAGAGATTTTCCAACATTCAAAGCGTTGAACCAGATAGGGAGCGGGAGCTGAAACGTTCTTATATATCCTTCATTCTCGTTTCCCCAGTTTGCCATATTTGTGTAAGAAATCTCCTCTTCTAAGGTATATAGGAGTTCCCAGTACATCCTGAACCATTCGTGCCCGAACTCCGCTACCTTCTGCCCTCCGATATATATTTCGGTCGAGTCGATGAGTTGTTCGCACGAATAAAATGGATAAGGATCTTCGGGGGCAGAAGGTCCTCTTTGCATAGTAATTTCCAAGTTTATAGAAGAAACCAGGTCACCATTCCGTTTCAATACGAACGTGATTTCTTGATTCGATCCAATGGCGCCCCGTATGTCTTGTTCTATGGATTCGAGCGCGAAATTGCTGTATCTAGAAAATCTCTCCTTCCAAAATGTTCGCTGTGGTGAACCGGTCAGGTACACATCTTGTGCACCATAAGCCACGAGTTGGATAAGCCCACCTCCCATATTATCTATTCTATAACAATATTATTTTTTATTTATTTAATCAAGCATTTTGTCGTTATGAAGATATTTCGTATCGACAAACCGAGTTTTCTTGAACAATCAATTTAACAAACAATAAAACGTGATACCACAGTATGGATATTATCAATTATCCCAAATACCTGATGATCGACAACAAGGTGGTATCAAAGGATCGCAAATTCCCACTCGTCGTGGATGCATCTGGCAAATATGCACGAGTATTCATGGAGAACTGTAACGGTCACTCGCGGTTCGTCTCTCTTCGAGAACTGAAATCTAATCTCGCGCCACGTCTTGAAAAAATCAAGAGCCGAGGACGTATCGTTACTCATGTATCCGGTAAAGTGTATAAATCTCTAAAAGAAGCTCGTGAAGACACCGGTTTGACCGATGCCAAGCTGAAAGCTCATCCTGAGTACACCATCGCATGAAATAAACATTTGATATTGTTATAATGGGAGGAGCTTTAACACAACTGGCCGCACCTCGCAGATGACTTATCGAAAGGTTGGCAACAGTTGACGATATACAAAACATATTTTATACATCATGTGCGTTTAAAAACAAGCTATTTTATGTACGTATTATCATACAATGACTTTTCGTACACTCGAGTTGTTCGCCGGCATCGCGGGTATCACTCATGGACTTCGCGGAATCGCTACACCGGTGGCGTTCGTCGAGATCGACAAGGATGCTCAAGATTTTCTGACCAAAAAATTTCCCGATGGCAAACTATTCAAAGACGTGACTCGATTCATCAAGAACGATTTTGACGAAGAAATAGACATGATCACCGCGGGTTTCCCTTGCACTGGTTTCAGCAATGCAGGAAATCGCACGGGATTCGAACACAAGGAATCAGGTCTGTTCTCGGAAGTCGTGAGGATCACAGAGGAATACATGCCGAAGATCGTATTTCTGGAGAACTCTCACATGTTGAGCCACAAATATAACTTGGACGTGGTCATTCAAACCATGGATAGGATCGGCTATAACTGCAAATGGGCATGTTGCCGTGCATCTGCAGTCGGCGCTCATCACTGTCGTCATAGATGGTTCTGCCTATGCATTCGTAAAGATTACACGCCGGAAAACATCAATGTCGAGAGCGATGTAAAGAAATTCGACTGGGAGAGCAACCAACCTCCAATTCAGGTCGACAAACGTAGCAACGAAAACAGTAAATTGGTGAGGTTCGCCGGATATTCCGTGGTTCCGGATCAGATACGTTATGCTTTCACGGGTCTGTTCACCGGTCAATTCGGTTCGGCCTTCGAGTCTACGTTCGTCCCGGGAATCATCGGCGGAGTGGTCAGCACCAGAGAAGACAAGATTGACAATGGATGGTATGAAGACGGGGTGTATTACGAGTACACACGGAAGGATGTTCATAGACCGCCCATAAACATCACGGTGACTCCAAGAGAAATCCCGGAGAAACACAACGGTACAATCCTCGTCACAAAGCCAATGATCAAGAAATACTGGTGCACTCCTTGTGCGTCATATGGAAAGGGAACCGCGGGTTGTCGTGTATTGACCGATCGGGGAAGCCACTCGTTGCCCACACAAGTAAAGTTTTCGACTCATGGAGTGGACGGCAAACATCTCTCAGGCAAGTTCTGTTCGTGGTTGATGGGATACGACGCCGAGTATCTCGAACATCTTGTTGAATACTGATTTAAATGATGTATTGTCATTTGACCCAGGCACACATGCTGCTATATTCGCCTGTGCGATAAGTCTGGCTATCATATATTTCTTGTGGCAATCGGTGCGATTTTCATAGGAATACGATTTTGGATGTCAACCAGAACAAGATTGATCCCCATAGAGCATCAACGACAGCAGTCTTCAGA